ATATAATAATATAAAATTAATAAAGTTTTTTTATCTAGGGTCGAATTGTTCTAATCCAAATCCGCCTAGTGAGTCAAAACCTGACGACTCAAAATTCTTAGGTAGTTCATCGTTCTGACGTTGCGCTATAAGCTCTGATTGTTGTGTAGCTTGTATTCTAGTTCTTTCGTCCTTACGATCTTCTATATCTTTTTCTTTTCCTTTTTCAGCCTCAGCTCTAGCTTTCGCTAATTGAATATTGTAGTTAAACTCTTCAGCCATAAGCTCTTTCTTGATTTGAGCTTCAGTCTGCATACGTTGCATTTCGAACTGAGACTTACCCTGTTCTATTTGAAGTGTTGTTTGAGCTAACGCTTGTTGTTTCTGAACCTCAGCCATAGCGGCTTTTTCAGCACCTTCGGCATTTGCTTGAGCTTGAGCTTGTATGTTTTGCATTTGAGCCTGCCTATCAGCCTCCATCTTTTGCTTACGTTTTATTTTAAGCATTTGATTTGCTAACTTAATATTGGATATCTGTCTTAAATCTATAACATCTTCAAGATCAATACCTCCAGATTGTAACGCTATTTGTATATTTCTCTCTAATATTTGCTTTTCTTCTTCATCAGGTTCTAGATCTAAAAATATACCGAACTCATGCATGTTTAATTTTTCAATCTGCTCCAATGTATTAACATTAAAGCTACTTATAGAATTCATTAAAGCGTTCTTAGTTAAAGGGAAGTTTAACATATCCGCCGCTCTTAGACTTATATTCTCACATATTCTAACAGTGATATACATTAATGATTGAAGTATATGCTTTGTTGCTGTATTTGATGCAGCTGCCGCTAGTTTCTGTAAACCAACTAAAGAATCTTTTGCTGGTTGACTACCATCTCTAGCTTCATTAAGCCCTGTCACATCTCTTATCATTTGTAAGTAGTACTGATAAGTTTGTATAAGTGCTTGTATTTTGCTCATACCTGACGATGTCTGTAATTCTTGTATTGGTACTTTAGCTCTGTTAGGATCACCATCTTGCGTTAATGATCTACCAACTATACTACCAGTTTGGAAATACATGTTAAGTGCTTCCTGTGGATTATAATTTGTTCCATTACCAAGATCAACTTCAGCCAACCCGTCAACATCTACAAAAACACCATCTGGCACCATACGTGCTAACACTTGTTGTATTTTTAAGTGAGTCAATTGTATCATATCAGCAAAACCTATAGTTTTACTTACTATACTTTCAACTCTACCTTTGTACATTCTAGGAGCAGATATAGTATAATTCATATTAACCCTAGTTTGATCACTAAAAGGTCTAGTCATATTCTCTGCTAGCTCCCACTTAAGCATCTTTTCGTAACCCAATATCTTAGCACCACTATATAATACTTCTATAGATCTACTTACTTTATTGAAGTTGTCACTCTCAGGCGGATCAAATGTATCGTCCTTTTGTAAAGCTTTTTCAAGACCTTGATCTGTTTGCTTTATTTTAAATACTTGATTACTATATGTCTTGTATTCAAAGTATAAAACTTGAACATTATCATTATTACTATCTTGACCGTTAAAATTTCTAGTTCTAGTTGAATCACCTGGATAGCGCTGTATCTCTATAAGATCTTCGTCTGTTAGGTTTGGAAATTGTTTTTTAACTTCTTCTAACGGCACGCTTTTAACTTCTCCCACGTAGTATATATCCTCAAAGTTTGGATCTTCCGTATAAGAGTGTACTAAGTTAACTGGATCTACGTAATCAACAGTAACTCCATTAGCTAGATTAAAATCAGTTTTACTAGCACCTATACCTAACACAACTAAATCGTATGCTACTCTTTTCTTAACCTCTTCGTATTTGTTATAATCTAGTACATTATTTATAAGCTCTTCTTCAGCTATCTCTATAGCCTGCTTATATGTTAGTTGCATGTGTAATTCTAACTCTTCTTTACTTTTAGGTAATTGATCAGCTGGTATATTAGTTTTAGTTAAATCTACGCCGAATTTTTGTTTTGCGTCTTGTATTACGTCCTGTGAAAAAGCATCCTCAGCTAAATCAGTGGCATGTTGTGTTCTTTCTTTTACAGCAAACGGATCTGATGCAAATGATTTTATCTCATAACCCTTATCTGTCATACCGTTAACAACAATATCAACAAACTTAGATAACACCGCTACAGGTTTCCAGTCTAGGTTTAAGTAGCTTAAGTCACCGTTTATAGATAACTCATCTTTATATTTTTGCACAGACTGTTCTCCTCTTGCGTAGAGTCTTAACTTGTGAAAGTATTGCCAATTACCTGCAAATCTACCACCGACGTTTGTACCTCTATCGCCTTTGAACCATTCATTTTCAATGGCTCTACCTACAGCATAACCATATTCTAAGGTTTGCTTTTCTGCGTCTGGTACTACCTGACTAGGGAAAGAACTATTTGTGTTAGTATAAATCATTTATTTTATTATTTTTGAAATACTTCCGTTGTTGTCATATCGGTTAAAAGATAATTGCACTTTTCTCCTCTGTGTTCTATATACTGGTGAATACTTATTTTTATTGCAAGCCATAGCAGCAAGTCCAGAACTTATCGTAGCATCATGCTTTGTTCTATTGTTTATATTAAATCTTGCCCAGTCTTCTAATGTTCTTTGAAAATACATTTGACCGTAGCCTTCACCTGTGTAGCCAACGTGATCTTCTATGTATGTTTCAATAGAAGCCGCATGAGCTTGTTTTATATCCTCGCTAGAGTTTGGTATTCCACCAATTTCCTTTTCAGTTACAGATAACTTATTGTATGCTTTATCAGGTCTATTTATAGAGAAGTTTCTATAACCTCTTCTTTTTAAATAGTACAGTAATCTTGGTTTGTTGTTCTCTGCTAGTATTGGCATTCCATAAAAATGCAAAGCCATAAGCACGTCTTCAAAAAATATCTCAGCTGTCTGAGGTCTAGCTATGTATTCTAAGAAAAACATATTAGACGGAGCATTATCCATATTAAATTTAGTTAAACCGTGCAGAGATCCGTTAGAACCTCTCTTGTCAACCGTACCTGATATATCATAGCTATCACATCCAAAAGCACCTATATGCTCGCTACCTGGATATTTAAGACCATTTTTAACAATAACATTGTTTTGTAAGTTTATAGACGGAATCCACGATACATAAAACCTACCATTGTTATTTGGTTTAAATTCAACCACTGTATCTTTTACATCACCTCTCCATTGAAAACTACCTCTTGTGACTAAACTTTTATTTCTAACTTCTTCATTGTAATCTATCTGCTCGTATATCTTAGTTAGATTATATAAAGATAATTTTGCTTCATCTCTAAATGCATGCTTTTCTGTTCTTGGAAACTGACGGTAGTATTCGTTTAATCCATCTTGATCACTCTTTAAACCATCAACTTCGTTCTCCCAATGCTCTATTACTCCTGTTGTAATTATGTCACCTGCTGGATCTACTGCTTTATCTTTTGGCGTATCGAATACAGGTAAGCCATAAGCGTCGATGAATCCTTCGTAATTCCATTCCATAGGTATGAACAAACTATATAATCCTGAGCTAGTCTGTCCGTTGCGGTTTCTCTCCCTGACGTCTGAAGCATAATATAATTTTTTAAAATTAGCACCACCTTTATCTAAAGCGTTTGAGGTACTACCCATCATACATTTACCAACTATCTTTTTACCTAATCGTAAACAAGTTTTTGTAACTCTCCAGTTATTTAGTATGTTGTCAGGTCTTTCCCACTTACCACTTTCATCGTGTACTAGTATCTTTAGTTTCTCACCATCGTACGAGTTGTCCCCGGTGTTCTTCCAGTCGATCGTTGTGTCGAGCCCCTGTTTATCCTCTGACGCGATACCCTCGTCGAGTTTCTTACGGGTAAGTTTCGAGGCTGGGACCCTATAAGCGAGTTCTGTCTTCGGCCTGTCCATACCGTCCTGGATCGGCTTGAAGAAGAAGGGATAATTAACCGAGATAGGGACGACCTTATCAGTAAACATCTTTTTAGCGTCTTGTCCTGACTTTGATAAAATGCCAAATCTTGAATCTGTGGATATTGTAGCAAGGTTAACCGCCTCACTTGATGCCATGAAAGAGAAACCTGATCGTCTGTTCTTAAGATAGCACATTCCGTAACACCGTACATCCGCTTTACAAGCTTCCCAGAAGATAAAGAATAATCTGTTTGATTCTCTATAGTCTGCTGCCCCAACATCAATCTTGGACCACTGCAAGAACATATAGTGAGTACCAGTAATATAATTGCTATTACCATTGTTTTTGAACCAAAAACCCTGCTCCCTTCTCTTAAACTCTTCATCAATATAGTCATACCATTTTTCTTTAAACACGTTAGGGTATTTCTCCCAATCAAATACACTCTTTATTTTTAAAAGCTCTTTAGGGTAATCTAACTTCTCCCATTTTTGCTCTTGCTTTTTATTAGAGCGTTTATATACCTTTTCAGGTTCCAAAGGTAATCCTATGACCAAGTTCTGTATTTGTATAACCTCACCTAGAGTACCGTCCTTACTGATAATGACTATGTCATGCTCAATATCGTAACCATAACTCCATTTTTTGTATCTGTTATTTTTCTTTACAATACCTGGTTTTATGTAGTCGTCAAGTGTTTTTACTAATTTTTGCTCGTACATCATTTAGATCTCCCTTCTGCAAAACCTTTAAAAGATTTCTCTTTAGTATTACCACTTTCATTTATCATACTTTTTTCTTCTTCAATACGAGTTAGTATTTCAAAAGCGTCAAATATAGCTAGCTTTTTTGTAGCAGCAGCGTTCTTTAATCTATCAGCAGTTATATCATCACCTGAATCTACTATAGGTTCTTTAGCTACTTTTATTAACTCCTCAACTGCT